GTAAAATACAATGATTCAGAAGCATCACCTGCTTTTGCTGATTTCAAATTATATCGTCGTAGATCAGCTGGTCAAACTACTGTTGTTTCTGAAACTATTACTAACTCATTGTTTAGTGCAAATACATATTCATTTACTATTGCTGAAAGTTCTGTTAATAGTAATGTATTTTCATCACCATTAACTGTTGAATTTGAAGTTATTTCTAATGATACTGCTGTTACTGTTGCAGAAAGTATTACTAATGCAATCAATGCTGCTGGATTATTAAATGTAATTGCATCTATTAATTCATCTAACCAAGTAGTATTATCACATATCACTGGTGGTGACATCAAATTAGCAGATACTGGATCAGTAATAACAAAATTGTTTAGTCTTTCAACTACTGCAAATTTTTATGCTAATCCAACCGGTCAAAGTAATTCTTATATCGTAAGTAATTGGACATCTATGTCTAACGACAAATCTACTGGATTTGCAATTGCAAGCCCAACTGAAATCACTTCAACTGCCGACAATGGTAGAATGTGGTATAGCAGTGTTGTAGATGAAGTAGATATTATGGTTCATAATGGAACAAATTGGGTAGGATATAGAAGCTTACACCAGGTAGCTGATCCTAATGGACCAATTATTAGTGCAAGCAAACCAACTACTCAATCTGATGGAGTTTCACCATTGGCTGAAGGTGATATTTGGATTAGCACTGCAGATTTAGAAAACTTCCCATTGGTTTATGTATATCAATATGATACTAAAACTTGGAGATTGGTAGATAATTCAGATCAAACTTCTGAATATGGAATTGTATTTGCAGATGCACGTTGGAATTTAGATGGTACTTCAGAAAATCCAAGTTCAATCGTTGACTTATTAACAAGTGATTTCTTAGATCCAGATGCGCCAGATCCAGCATTATATCCTAAAGGTATGTTGTTATGGAATCTTCGTCGTAGCGGGTTTAATGTAAAAGAATTTGTTCACAATTATATTGATATTTTGGGATATAACCCAAGAGCAAATAATGAATTAATGTCAAGCTATTATCCACATCGTTGGGTTACAGTATCTGCAAACCAAGAAAATGGTGCAGGTTCATTTGGAAGAAAAGCACAACGTAAAGTTGTTATTCAAGCAATGCAAGCATTGTTGAATAGTAATCAACAAATTAGAGATGAAGATAGCCGTATCTTTAATTTAATTGCTGCTCCAGGATATTCCGAATTGATTGGTGAAATGAAAAGTTTAAACTATGATCGTGGCTTAACTGCTATGGTTATTGGCGACACACCAGCTCGTTTAACACCAGATGCAACTAGCTTATCAAACTGGGGTAATAACCTTAACAATGTATTAGAAGATGGCGATTCTGGATTAATTACAACCGATCCATACTTAGCAGTATTCTACCCTTGGGGATATACATCAGATAATTTAGGAAACAACGTTGTTGTTCCACCAAGTCATATGATGTTACGTACAATTGCATTAAGTGATCAAGTAAGTTATCCATGGTTTGCTCCTGCTGGTACAAGACGTGGTATTATTACAAATGCGTCAGCAGTTGGGTATGTAAATGCTGAAGGTGAATTTGTTGCCTCTGCATTAAATACTGGACAACGTGATACCTTAGCAGATATTCATGTAAACCCAATCACATTTATTTCTGGTACTGGCTTAGTAAACTACGGTCAAAAAACTCGCCAATTAGCAGCTAGTTCATTAGATCGTATCAATGTTGCTAGATTAGTAATCTACTTACGTGGTCAATTGTCTCGTATAGCTAAACCATTTATGTTTGAGCCAAATGATACAATTACTCGCAATGAAATCAAACAACAAATTGAATCATTCCTATTAGAATTAGTAGGACAACGTGCAATTTATGATTTCTTAGTAGTGTGCGACACCTCAAACAACACACCAGCAAGAATTGATAGAAATGAGCTATATGTTGATATAGCAATCGAACCAGTAAAATCAGTGGAATTTATTTATATTCCATTACGTTTAGAAAATACTGGCGCTATTGCTAAGTTAGGTCAAGCATAATAAGGAGAATTTAAATGGCAATAGCAGCTTTATCAAACTTTACCGTCCCGCTAGCATCTGACCAGAGTGCTAGCAACCAAGGCCAATTGTTTCCAAAATTGGCCTATCGCTTCAGAATCTCATTAGAGAATTTTGGAGTTTCTGGCAATACAGTTGAATTAACTAAACAAGTTGCAGACGCACAACGTCCTACTGTTGAATTTGAAGATCAAGTAATTGATGTTTACAACAGTAGAATTCACTATGCAGGTAAACAAAAATGGTCAACATTAACTGTAAAATTACGTGATGACGTAACCAATGCAGTTTCTAAATTAGTTGGTGAACAAAATCAAAGACAATTTGATTTCTTTGAGCAAAGTTCAGCAGCTAGTGCTGGTGATTATAAATTCACAATGCGTATTGAAATGTTAGATGGTGGTAACGGAAACGATACCCCTAATGTTCTTGAAACTTGGGAATGTTATGGATGTTATATTCAAAAAACTAATTGGAATGCTACAACATTATCATATAAAACAAATGACCCAATTATGATTGAATTGACTATTCAACCAGACAATTGCGTACAAGTTGGTCCTGGTGCAGCATTAGGTGCTCCTGGATTTACTCAACCTCGTGGTACAACCA